AAACTATGGCGAATTATAAGTTCAATGTATATCAATCAATTTATGACCAAGATATTACCGTATATGGTTTAACCGAAGGTGGTATCGAAAAGACTACAGATGGTGTTAAATTTATTGAAGTGACACCTGACTTTGAACGAGTATCATTTGTTCGTGCTGATAGTCTTAAAGTAATCGGAACCACAGTTAAACAATACTAAGGAGATAAAAAATGGAAGATAAGAAAGTTGAAGTAAAGCGTTATATTCGTAGTTATAATTTTGATTACTCCGATACATTTTACGGTGAACCGGGTGAAGTATCAAACTTTGGTGGTGTTACTGTATTATGTGAAATTGATTACACTACAAATACATTGATTGTATATCCTTCAATTTGTTCTAGTAATGATAACTTTAGCCGTGAAATTGGAACGAATGTTGCTATCATGCACAAGCAAGAAGGTATTGGCTTTACACTTCCATATGATAAAGCATATTCAATTGAAACTAATATTTCAACTGCATTTTATTCAGATGATGGTGTAACTTGGTTGTCAGTAGAATCTGAAGCTAAACTTAAACGACCATTGCAGGACTTTTTTGATGGACAATATTGAACAAATAAAAGAAGAATTAGAATCTAAATTCTTGAATTCTGAAAAGTTCTATAGAGCTGTTAATAATTTGGTATGGCAAGATGATATTGATTACATAGACGCAATCATGATTATATGTGATGAGAAGGATATTGACCCTGAAGATCTTATAAAGCGTAAATTGATTGCTCCTATCCTTAAATCAAGATTACAAGATGAATGTATTGAAAAGGGTATTCTGAAAAAAGAAGCAACATTGTTCTAATATGATTTCAGCATATGGTGTCTTTAAAATATATCATCCGGTTAATTTACATTTTACATCGAATTATGATATTTTTAAATATAACAGTAAAATAAAGAGCATAAATAGAGACATATTTGAAGAGAGAAATGATAAATTATTATTTGAAATTCTCTCTTCAAAGCTTGATAATGCAGAAGAAACTCTTAAATTTTGCGTGTTTAATTCATTGCGAAATTCTTTATGGTTATATGATGCATTTGAAATATCAAAGGAATGTTACTTAAACGGTAATAAATTTTATTCAAATTTTAAACGGAATATAAAACAAGATTATGATGTTATTGAGTCAATCAAGCGGAGTAAACAGATACAATTCTCCGAAATTTCAAACCCAACTAGAAGTGGAAACAAACCGCCTATTGTGCAATTACTTCTTAAAAATAACATTAGCATTGAGTGTTGTTGCCTGCTTAATAGCAAGCTTAACTTCACTGATACATGGGAATCTTGTCTGGATCCTTTAGTACAGGATTACAAAACAAAGATTTGCAAATATACTAATTTTGTGTTAAAATTTAATAGAACAAATGGATAAGAAACGACATTCAGTAAAATACAATGAGCAAGAAGATTTAGGCTCTAATAAATACAAGAAACAAAGACTTAGTGAAATTGATGAAGAATTAGAGTTTGATTCTGATGAAGATTTAGAATTATACTTAGAAATTCAACGATTCATTAAATGATGAATTTGAGACGCTACATCTCAATATATAATATGATTATGTGATTCCAGTAGAAATAGGCGATTAGTCGAGATGACACAAGCCACAATAATAGGAAAATTAATATGTCAAATGCAATGAGTGCTTTAATGGCGGCAGTTTCAAAAGCTAAACAATCTGGTGGTTCTGAACGTGAAGAGGATGTATTTTACTACCCTGAACGTGATGCAGCTGGTAACGGTAGCGCAATTCTTAGGTTCTTACCTGCAACCACAAATGCAGAAGCACCTTTCGTAAAAGTGTATTCTCACGGATTTCAAGGACCAACTAAGAAATGGTTTATTGATAATTGCCCAACAACATTGGGTGATGATTGTCCGGTATGTGCAGCAAATAGCGAATTATATGCTAAAATGTCTAAAGAAGATGCCCGTAAGCATGGTCTAAACCGTAAGGTTTCTTTTATCGCTCGTGTACTTGTTATCGAAGATAAGAAAACACCAAGCAATGAAGGTAAGGTATTTTTGTATAAGTTTGGTCAAAAAATCTTTAACAAGATTGTTGATGCACTTGAACCAACAGACGAAGATGATGTTAAGTTGAATGTATTCGGAGTTGATGGTGATACAAATCCTTGGACAAATTTCAAGCTAAAGATTCGTGTTGTTGAAAAGCAAGTGAATTATGATAAGTCAGAATTCGAGAAGGAAGGTGATGATGTTGACGTTGACTTCAGAGCACAATTCAATGAAGTCAACAATATCATGAAATTCATAGATCCATCTAAGTTCAAAGATGCTGAAGCGCTTCAAAAGCGTTTAGATTTTGTATTGGGCAACACTACTAGAACTGCAACCAGTTCGCCTAAGAAAGAATCAAACGTGGTTGATGATGAAGATGACGGCGGATTTGAGCAAGTCAAAGAAAAGAAATCTGAACCTAAACGTACTGAAGTAAAGAAATCGTCCTCTAATGATGACGAGGACGATATTTTGGCTATGATGGCTGCACTAGCAGAAGATTAAAAGAATTTGGTAACCCTTGATTTTAGATAAAGTGATAAACTATTATCAGGATTTCTAGGGTTATCTCTTCCACTTTTAGTATTACTAGGTGGAGCAATAACATTATTTGGTGAATTATTTACTACATTTGATATTGCTCCAGCCATTCCTGTATTTTTCTTTGATTCTTTTACAGTTTCAACTTCAGCAGTTTTAGCATCTAGTTTCGGTGCTACATCTTTCTTAGTAGTTTCCACATTCTTTATACTATCAGCTTTTCTTTTCTTTATTTCTTCAATTGATGTTGTTCCAGCTTGTGATGCACCTTCAAGCGGATCTCCAGCAACAAATTCAATACCCTTCTCAATCAGGTCAGATGCGCCTACACCATTTAGTTTATTTCCTACATATCTACCAGAATTCATAGCCCACGCAAAAGGGTTTATTTTGTTCATACCTTCTGGAACAATATCACCAACTTTCTCGACATGTTTACCATCAACTTCCGCTGATACACCATCGAACACTGCTTTTGTTGCTGCTATTGCCATTAATACAGGGCCTGCTACACTAGCTAATTTTCCTAATATACCACCAAGAGTTGTACCCAATGTGGCTATAGCTGTAGAGATAATTCCACTACCAGAATCATTTGAATTGATTGCTTCAACTTGAGATTCAGCCGATCTTTCAATTGCAGCTTGTACATTTTTAATAGATTCAATTTGTCTTTCAGATTTATCTAATTGTTTCTCTTGATATTCTGTAGCATTTTCATATGATGTTTCTTTTGCCGCAGCATCATATGATTCACTATTAGCTGAACCTAAATGATTTGCGGTTGGGTCATTCTTAATGTTATCAATTGAATTTTGTAAGTCTTGTATATTATCAGGTGTTGCATTTGCTGTATTTGAAGCTTCTTGTGATGCTTTAGCTGTATTATGTTCTACGGCTGAGGTTTCTTGTGATGATTTAGTTGTATTATGTTCTACTGATACAGTTTCTATGTTTTCTTCTTTTGGTGAACTCTTGAATAATGAACTCGGAAATGTTGGTAATTTATTTAAACCTTTATTAGCCATTCCAAACAACTGTGAAGGTATTCTGAACGCATCATACATTGCTTTCTCACCAGAAGTCATACTGTCTAATATTTTATCAGATTCTTCTTTGAGGCGTTTATCGCCACCCATTTGTTCTTTTTTTAATTTATTGTGTTCTGCAATTAACGTCAATTCTTCGGTAGACAATCCACCGCGTTTTTTCATGCGCTTAATATCAGCTTCTAATTCTTGACGATACATTCTATTATCATTGAATAAGTCTCTATCAATGGTTCTAGTTTCATTACCCTTTTCGGTTGACGCCGTATTAGGATTAAATTCACCTCTTGATGATGTAAAGAATCTACTTAAACCTTTCTTTGTAGGTTTATTATACGCAGTATTTTCTACATCCAATTGCGCGGTAGCAAATTTTCTAACACCTTTAAGAATATGTGATGCTACATTCTTTGCAGCATCTGCTCGTAATTCACCACCTACATTGACTTGATTCAAATCCTCAAGCATTTTTATAACAGATGCGTCTTTATTAACACTTTCATCTAAATGTTTTACATAATCATTTACGATTTTTCTAAGTTCATCTGGGCTGTGTGTTGCAGTTAAAATTAACTCTTCATATTCTTTTTTATATTCTGATGATGGTGGAAATTTACCAGAAGCTAATAACGCTTTGTGTCGTCTATCAACATTTGAGTTAGCGATAAATTTACAAGCACTTTTAATAAGTGCCAATTCTTTATCTTCTAGTTCTTTTTGTTTTTTAATTTTATCAACTAAACTCATTGGTCTGTTTCCTTAGCTAGTTCCATTTCAAGTAGACTTATATAAATCGACCTTTCCCACGGAATCATATTTTCAAGTTCTTCTAATCTAAATTGATGCTTATAAGTTAAATGAAAATTTGTTTTATAGTAATCCGCAAGCCCCTCTTCCGAGAGGCCTAATCGAAAAAATTTTCAATACCCTCAACGTGAATATCATTCTCAACACCACATTTACATGTGTAATTAATATCTAACACAATCAATGGGAAATTCTCAAAAAATGGTTTAAATTTAGCTAATTGCATATTGGTCAACGATTCAACAAATTCAATTCTTTCTTCCATTGAATAATCACTTGCGGATTTAACAGTTTCTCCTTCAATGATTGTATCAAGCGCCATTGCAATTGCTTCAATTCCATTCTCAGAATCTAATGCAATTGATTCTTTTATTGTTGGATATTTTAATGTAACCCATACATCATCTAAAATTTGAATAGGTTTTTGTTTGTAATCCAAATTGGTAACTTTGATATTTTCAAAATTCATTGTCATTGGAGTCTTATGACCACATTCTTTACAGATTGCACGAATGTCTACACCTTCGCCTTTTGACTTATTTCTCATATGAATGAATAAAAATTCTGCATCAATTTTATTCAAGTCATTAACTGAATACTTATTAAATGTACAGTTTACAATTATTTGATTAATAGAGTCAATAATCGCATCTTTATTATTATCTTCTTGAGCTAAAAGAAGAATTTTCTCTTCTTTTACGGTGAAAGGTCTAAACTCTACTTTAACATTTTTAATTGGAAAAGTGATTGTGTATTTTGGTAAACGTGTATTAATATCTAAAATAGCCATAATAAATCCTTATAATTTAGTCGGTCCTGAAAACCAGTCCGGTACATTTGTTATTGTGTTCTTTGTCATATTTAACATACTTATATCAGTAGAAAACGGTCCTATTTGTAATTTATTAGGATTTCCTTTGCTGACATATGGTAATGCTTTTGCTCTATCATTTCTTACATCTGCAACAAAAACCTTTTCATATACAACTTCAACTGTTATATCAGATACTTCCTGTGCATCTGAACCATAATTAACATTCTGTACAGTTTTAATCATTGAGTTTTCTAATGTATATGTAAACTGTGGCACGAAATTTTCATCTGTTACATTTATAACCATGTTGAATTGATATTTAGTTTTATATTCTGGTGAATATGAGTCTGGACTAAAAGTTGCTTGTTTTCTTGCGTCCATAAAATATTGTTCAATTGAATGTAGAATATCAATATTGAATGCTAGGAATACAGGATCTTGCTCAATTTCAATTGCTATTTCATATGGAATTCCATATATTTTACCAGTTTGAGTTTTTGCTCTCCAACCAGGTAATGACACTTTCTTACAGTTAAACATTAATTGGTTTACAATATTTTGTTCAGGTAGAATTATATATACTTGGTAGTAATACCCTTTTGATATTCTGAAACCATCTGCCTGTAATTGTGCAGTAAATGCAGATAAAGAAAATCTATCTTTTGGAGCAGCTTCACCTGCTTTACTTTTACCTTTTCCTAATGAAAGTAAACTACCTACCAATCCAACTCTAGGGTCAGATGCAAGTAAATTTACTTTAGTAAGTGCGTTTTGAATATCCATTACTTATTTCTCCAATTTGTCCAAACAGTTTCATTAGACGCTTTTTTAAATCTTTCTAATGGCAACCATACTGCATATTCCCATTCTTTAGGTGGTATGATTATAAACCTACTTTTTACATGACTAAACAAATATTGCTTAACACATGGGGACACTTCAGGAAATGCTGATACGTTTTTTAATAAACTCCATGTTACTCGCATTTTTGCATTAGGTCCTAAAGTGTCATCTGTTATATATGATTTAAGTTTATTTAACAATTGCCCACGAATTTTAGGCGGTATATAGTGCAAATTCAATCCAGTGAAATGTGTAGCAGATGCCGCAAATGGTAATACTAATGGAAATGTATCATAATATGGAAGGTCAGCTTTTGTCTTAGGATCATACATGTACTGTATAAGTTGACCCGGTTGAATTCCTGACTTTTGATTTTTAAGATTTTCTCCTAAAAATTTCATTGGACCTATACCGGATGCAGCTGCAATATTTCTTACATTTGTTTGATACCAAGCCCAACTCTTAATGGCTTTAGTTTTATCGTTTTCTTCTGCAAATGTTTTTAGATTAAAACTCATTTTCCACTCGTATCCAACGGTTCATGATATTCACCGTCTAATTTTATTGTTTTAGGTAAATACTTTATATTCAATTTTGATATATCATAGTCACCTACATCATATGAAAGTGAAATATGTACTTTGAATTCTGGATAATCATATGTTGCTTTATGTTTATTCATGAGATATAAATGTCTTTTAGATAAATCGTCAGACTTCAATTTAAGTACCAAACAATTCTTTCCAGATTTTGTAGGCCATATTTCAAGTTTATCAACCAATACCAAATGTGTTAATTTAGGGTCAGGTTTATATGAAGGTAGAGGCTTTCTACTATACAAAAGGGTTGCATGTAATTTATCAATTGGTTCTGGATTTGGGATATTATTATCAGATATAAATTTCTCCAAAATATTAGAATCATTTTTTGATGGTTTTACTGCGGCATATGTACCAGATAATTGAGTATATTCAATTAAAAATTCTTTAAAGCTTCTCATCTTATTCCTAAATCAACTTCCGTAAGAACTATAAACTCCATATTATTTCTACTGCACCAAGTTCTGGCAGCATCCCATTTTGCTTGATTCACCATGAAAGTGTTCATTTCAGTAATCATTCGTTTAGTTTTCTTTTTAGTTTTTGGAGGTTCGCATTGTGAGGCAGGTTTTACTTCTACGACCATTTTTTTGATAACACCTGCAGGGCTTTTTGATACTACAATAAAATCAGGAAAGTATCTATGTTCTCTTCCATCAACAGGACTTATATAAGGTATCACCAACTCTTCACTTGCCCATTTTAAAATACCTGGATTATTGTCAAAAAACACCATTGCCTTCTTTTCCCACGAAGATCTAAACGAGATGTTATTAACATTTCCTACATATTTTTCTGGATTTTTGGGTACATATGTTCCCTGAAAGAATTTACTCATTGATAAATACTATATAAAAGAATATGCAATTATTTATCAAAGGATTTTATGTCATACACATGCAAAGCACAAACTAATTTGACACGAAACATACAAGTGTTCGATTCAAGTGGAAAGTCATCTACTTTTAATTATGATTCACTTGAATGGCCTATTGATTCATTGGGTACTACGCAATATCCTCATTATGCAGTTTTCTATATAAATGAGACACTAAAAGCTGAACAATCAAATTTGGCTCAACAAAATTTTACAATGGGACAAAATACTACAGGTTCTGGAACTAGTAAAGTTGCAGCTGGCGCAATAACTTCTGTTATAAATGGTGCAGTTTCAGCCGGTAATACTGTAGTTAATACTGTTAATAAAGGAACGGCATATTCAAATGCGGCATTAGGCACTACATTGGGTCAAGTTAATAATATACCAATGGTCGATTGGACAAGCACCAGAAAGCGTTTAAAACAGTGCATATGCTTACCTATGCCACAAAAAGTACGCGCAAATTATAGCGCATCGTATAAAGCCACTGATGAGATCGGTGCAATGGGTGCAGTTATAGCAGCTGCAATTTCTCCTGGTAGCAATGATTCTATGCAAACATTGGCTATGGCAGCTGCTCCAACGTTTGTTGGAATGTCATCTAAAGTAGCTCAATCTGTTCTTAGTAAAGGTGGGGCATCTGGTAAAGGAACTGCATTGGGTAATGCATTAGGAGGTGCATTAGCAGCAGCAACTCCATCAGGTAAACAAGTTTCTCAAATTTTATCGAAAATTTCTGGTAAAGTTATTAATAAGCGACAAGAACAGTTATTTGAGAATATGGAGTTCCGTTCACATCAATTCTCTTATCTTTTTATTCCTCGTTCTAATATAGAAAGCGATAGAATTACTGCGATTTTAAAAGAATTCAAGCTTCATATGCACCCTGACTTGAACGCAGGTGCAGGTTCATCATTATTGATAACTCCAGCGGAATTCGATATTGAGTTTAGATTCATGGACACAGAAAACACTTCAATAAGCAGAATTGCAACATGTGCATTAAAAAGCTGCGAAATTAACTATACTGCTATTGGGGAATTTGTTGCATTCAAAGACACACCAAACCCGGTTGCTATATCTCTTGAACTAACATTTCAAGAAATGGAACCTCTAAACCGTGATATGATTGTTAAGGGCTTTTAATTATGAGTTATTTCAAAAACTTTTCACTTATAACATATGATTATACTATTAAATCAGACCCATTGAATATAATTGAAACAATTCCAGATTTAACCGAACGTATTAATTTAAATATTTCACTAGATAATTTAGCTCAATTATGTAATGAGTATTTAATAACATCTAACACCAAGCCGGAGCAACTGTCTGCAATTTTATACAATGACCCATTATTACATTGGACTATATTGTATATAAACGGTATATCTAACTTATCAGCCGAATGGCCTTTAAGTGATATTGCTCTTAGTGCATATATTACAACCAAATATGGAGTTGGTAACGAATTCGTTACACATCACTATGAAAAAATGCCAGAAGGTATATATGTAGATTATCAATTTTGTATTGATACTTATGGTGAAACCCCTACATTAATAACAAATTATGATTACGAATCAATGTTAAATGACCAGAAAAGAATTATAAAAGTTATTAAACCCGAATATATTGCAATGTTCGTGCAAATGTTCAACAATTCACTATTAGGTAAATAATGGAAAATTCATTAGCACCAGGTGTACAATCTGCAGGTGATGTAGAATTTAAAGTATTGGAATTGGTTGACACTAAAAATAAAAACCTAAGATATAATCTATTAGGATCATTTGTTGACTTCACTGTATATGAAGATTTATTTTCTCCTATATTAACAGGGTATGTAGCTTTAGTTGAATCCCAAAATTTAATAGAGTCTATTCCTATTGTCGGAGAAGAATTAATTTATGCGGAATTTGCAACACCTTCATTAAAAACAATAAAATGCTTCTTTCAGATTACTAAAGTTGGTATTCGTGAACATGGTGATAAATCTAATAATTACACATTGGACTTAATCGCATATGAAGGTTATATTGATATTAGTCAACGTGTCAGTAAGTCATTCTTCGGGAATACTCATGATATTATTACTAAATTTTATAAAGACACTTTTAACCGAGATTTAGTTGACGCAGATTTATCAGATAATAGTATAAAATTTGTTAGTCCATATTGGAGCCCGTTTAAGATAATTAATCATGTTACAAGTAGAGCATTATTGCCTAATAACACATTAGTAACACCTAATTATTTGTTTTATCAAACATGTGAAGGCCATAAATTTAAATCAATTACAAACCTGATTAATCAACCTTCTTTTACTTCATTTGTGTTTGACAAAAATCCTAGTAGAGCTGTATTACCAGATGGAACATCAACTAGAGATATTAATAGAGAGTTTGCTGAGATAAAAGATTTGACATTTATAGCAGCACCAGACTTTGTAAATAATATGCTTAGTGGTGCATATAATCATAATGTACATTCAGTCGATTTATTCAATAAATCGTATAAAGTTACAAACTATTCATTTGATAGAGATTTTACAAAAACGGTTCATACCGATAAATTCAAATTAACTACATTTGTTGCACCTCTATCCTCAGGTCAACATACTATTAGACCAGTATGTACCAATTTATTTACAAATGTTGCAGATAGAACTCCAGAAATTTTAGCAAATAGAGTTTCATTACTTGCACAATTAGAAACTTGGAAATTAGGCATTACAATACACGGCAGAACTGACTTGAGTGTTGGTATGACTGTAAATATTGCACTTAATAAATTTAAAATGGTAGATTCAACTGATAAGCATTCTAGTGATACTATTGATAACATATATTCAGGAAAATACTTAATAACGGCAATTTCTCATAGATTTACTATGTCAAAACATGAAATTAATATGGAAGTTATAAAAGACGCATCATTGTCGGAGATATTAGTAAAATGAATGTATATTTCGGTGTAGTAGAAGCAAGAGGAGAAGATCCTCAACGAGCATGTAGATATAAAGTTAGAGTTTTAGGAATTCATAGTCAATATGTTGCAGACGTACCTACAAACGAATTACCATGGGCAATTCCTATTCAAAACAATTCAGCTGCAATGAGTGGTATAGGTACTTCCGCTAATGGATATTTACAAGGGTCAACTGTTGCTGTAATATTTGTAGACGAAGATTTTCAAATACCTCTTATTATTGGAGCTATTGGTGGAGTACAAGGGCAAATATCACAACAAACTCAATTATCAAATGCAATAGATAATAAAGTCATACCTAATACATCATCTGTAGCGTCTAATACAATAGGCACTTTAACGGTAGCACAAGTTGATATATTAAAAGCTACAATAGCAAAAGCTGAATCTGGAACTAAAGGATATTCGGCTGAAAACAATCTAGGATTCTTAGGGAAATATCAATTTGGTGCAACATTTTTAGAAGATGTTGGCTATATTGTAAAAGGTTCTTATGCAAGAATTAAAAACAATTTAAAAGTGGTTTCAGAACCTTTAAATTGGACAGGAAAAGATGGAGTTTCTTCTAAAGAACTATTTTTACAAAATTCAGATGTACAAGAAATTTGCATGAATATTATGTTAAGTAGAAACTATAATAAATTATGTGCAAATGATTGTTTATCTTCAATCACTCCACCGGAAAAAACTGCGGGAATATTAATGACAGCACATCTTAAAGGTGCGGGATTGGCGGGCGCAACCGGATATGTAAAATTGGGCAATAATTCAACTGATGCATATGGAACTAGTTGTGAAAAATATTATAGGATAGGTTATACTGCAATATGCGGTAAACCCACATCTGAAGTACCAACAAAAGAAAATATTAACGTACCAGCAATTGACAGGAATACATAATGAATTTGAATCAGAATATATCTAATATTAGTACAAATGTTACTCAAAATGTATCAAGTGTTGCAAGTAATATTACATCAGATGTTTCTGGTATTGTAGGTAATATTACCGCAGCTGGAAATATGTTAAAAACTGATATTACAAATTTAATACAAAATGCATCTCAAGCTGCTTCTACTGCACTATCAAAAGCGTCAGCTGCTATACAGAATTCTTTGAACTTAAACTCAATAAAAGATAAAGCTAGTTCATTGCTGTCAGATGCTCAAAGTAAACTGTCTGCAGCAATTTCATCAAATTCACCTAAAACTGTTATAGATGGACTTAAAGCTCAAGTAACAACAGCAACATCAAATTTAGCAACGGCAACAACTGATGCAGTAAAGGCATCAGATAATGCAAAGGTATTGTCTGACCAAGCACAAGTTGCAACTGTAAATGCTCAAGCTATAATTTCAGCAGCCTCGTCTCAAATCGAAGTTTCGCCTTTTGCTGTATTGAATAAAGGTACTACTTCAGGTATATTAGGATTTGTAGATCCTTCAGGTAAATATCCATTACCAACCCATAACGGAGAAGCTGATACTCCTAGATTGGCGTCTGGGCAAAATTTAATTGCAACAATTGTAAGTGAAAAGAATGATGACCAATATACCAATATACCAGTTGCGAATAGTGGAGTAACATGGGATCAATCTCCACCGGCATATAATGCAGAATATCCATACAATATGGTACATCAAACAGAATCAGGACATATCATTGAGTTAGATGATACTAAAGGTTCAGAACGAATTAATATTCATCATATGGGTGGGACATTTACTGAAATTGATTCAAAAAGTAATCAAACCAATAAAGTAAAAGGTATAAGAACTGTAATAGTAGATGAAGATGATTTGGTTTATATCTCAGGTTCAGGTCACGTTAATATTGATGGAGATATGAGCGTTAGAGTTGGAGGTCAATGTCAAGTTCAAATTATAGGTGATGCTAATATAGTAGTTGAAGGTAATATGACTCACACAGTTAATGGGGATTACTCTTTAAAAG